GTTTGTAATTTACTACCGGGGTTATTTCGTCTGTACTTCGCAACACCTTTAGCAGTCATACCAGCACCAGATTTAGTGGGGCGCTTGTCCCCACTTTTCTGACTCATACCTTTCATGCCGGTACCAACTTTACCGCCTTTCTTGTACTTGTAGCAGACTCCGTAATCGTTACGCATAGAACACCACTACCTGAGTTATACCTGAACCTAAAACAAAATATGCGTCTTGAACAAGTATGCCATCAGCAGGGATGTTAACTGAGTGTAGGGTGGTGTCTGTTACAGTCATACCTAACACTTCCGTACCACCGCTACCTTCGGTTACAGATATTGTATTACCGCCACTAGAACTTAGGATTTGAATCTGGCGTATACGTGCAGGGCCAACAGCCAACTGCCTAGTACCATTACCCGCTAGCTTCTTGGCTTTTACATCGGAACTGAATGATCCCATGATAGCCTCCTATTATTGGTCAGCAAATTCAGGAGCAGTAATACTAGTTACAAAGCCAAAAATTTGATAGTTAGTGCTATCCAAACCAATGAAAGTAACCTCGAACCCTTGTGGTACGTTAACTTGGAATGAACTATTAGAGTTACCGTCAGAATTAACTACGCTAATAGCGTCGCCATCAACATCAAGGAAAGTTACACCACCTTTGTAAAAGTTAGTGTTGCCCGGAGTTACGAAGATAGCGTCAGTAGCATCTGTTGCGCCACCACCATAAACAAACGTATAAGCAACGCCAGCTTCTGGAGCAGGTAAAGTGTAAGTGTTATCTTGTCCGCCATCTGGAACTAGGTTAACACGACCACCATGAGTAGCTTTAGTGATAGTGATGTCCCCGTCAGCAAGAACAACAGGAGTAAGAATTGATTGTGATGTAAACCCGTTCGTAGATACGACTGGGCCTGAAAATGTAGTAGTAGCCATTTTATATGAGCCTCACATGTGAGTTAAAGTGAACTTGTCTACATGTCGTCAGCCGGGGCTGTCAAGTCCACCGATAAATTTTCCCGGTTTGTCATAACTTATCACAGTGAAATATAAAAGACAATAAAAAAGGGAGCCGAAGCTCCCTTAGTAACCCAACGCAAATTATGCGCCCGGAGATCCGAAGATCGCCAATGGGTCAGATACACCGAACGAGTAACGCTCACGAGCCTTATAACGGCTGTTGCCTGTATCAAAGTCTGCATCCATAGATGTAGCCATTGGGGCACGAACGAAGTGCTTCAATCCGTTTGGAATATCAGTGGTCAAGAAATACGCATCAGTATCTGTTAGATAGTGATTGATTGCGTAACCACCCGGGATCGAACCATTGTTCGCCAGAGCATTAACGTCGTTGTCAGCAGTACCCACACGACCTTCAGTTTCAAGCAAACGAGTCGCTACGAACTGTAGGTTTGGTGGGATGATTAGCTTCTTAGGCTGTGCAGCAATAAGAAGACCGCGCTCATCAGTCCAGTTAGCAATCTGAATAACGTGTGCTTCAAGAGAAGTCTCGTTAAGGTCAGTTGCAACAGAAGGACGGTTTGAGTTAGTACCGCCAGATACTAATGGGTGGTCAGTAGCACATAGAGATTTACCGTCACCGTAAGTAGTACCAGCAGCAAAAGCGTTGTTAAGGATAGATGCACCTTTAACTTGCTTTGTGTACGCCATAGCGCGAGCTAGTGCTTTGGTATAACGAGCTGACAAAGAGTCATACAAGTTATCTTCGATTGCTTCTTCAGTCAATGCGAAGCCCATAGCAACAGTTTCGTGCGTGTAGCGTGCAGTGAACGCTTCTTGCGCTGCGTCATACTCAATAGCGCCACCTTCCTGTTTAACAGGAGCAGCACCGAAGCCTGACAATTTAGTTTCTTCTTCAAAAGAACGGTCAGAGGTCTCTTGTTCGTAGATCTCTTTGTGCTCTTCACCATACTTAGCGTACTCTAAGCCAAACAAAGCGTTTAGTCCGGGGAGTAGCTCTTTTAACAGTTGTGATCTTGAAATAGCCATTGATTACTCTCCTTAAACGCCAGTAGTGTTGTTGTACTGGTGGTTATTGATTTTAACAAGCGCTTCAACATAATTGCCATTGCTCTTCTTAGTATCTTCAACCATATCAATAACTCGGATAGGAAATGTCGCAGTAGTATTATCTGTACCTGCTGCAATACCTTGTCGTGAGTTACCAGTAGAAGTTAAGCCACCAAGAGTTTGGTCTAGCTCAATGTTAGCGCCAACAATAGTGCGGTCTTCTTCTGAAATAAGTCCAGTGCCATCACCTACTACTGCTACCTTGTAAATAGCACTTGGATTGTCCATGACAATAGCAAATGCCTCAGTTACGCTAGTTCCGGGGTAATACTGAGCAAATTCAAGTTGACCTGCAGCATTAACGTATTCTACACCTAGACATACGCCAACAGGAGAACCTGAGTTAGTGCCAGTAAAACGTTCCACATTACCTGCAGCTACAACTTGAACTAAATCTCCGTTGAAGATAGCTGTGCTATAGTCTGAGGCAATAGGAATCCTACGAGTAGATCCTGCAAATGAAGTACCGCCAAGCAAGTTGACTGGTTTAAATCCATACGCAGCATCAAGAGTTGGATAAGCCATTTTCGACTCCTAATAAAAAAAATTTAACCTTTACCGAAAGTGACCTTAGACTTTCTGTCGTTAAACAGAGGCATTCTAGGATCATTTTCCCTCATAAGGTTGTTGTCTACAGCGTGCATCTGTTGTTGCGCTTGATTGTTATAATAAGCGTTACGATCTTCAGCAAGCTCGACTGGAGCCTTACATAGCATCAAACCACCAATCACAATGTTGTCAGCGAACTTATCGTGTTCTACTGCTACTACAGTGATTTCTGGATGATCTGCCGCTTTTACTGGCTCCCAACCTTCTCTTAATTTTGATGAGACGTTCATAGCATCGGTTTGACCAACCGAAGTTACCCTAATCCATCTGTACGCATACCCTTCTTCGGGCGTTGGACTTGGTAAAACATCTGGACGTTTCCATGTAGTTTTACGTTTTGTAACTTCTCGAGTTTCTAACTCACGATCTGTACGGTTTAGTTTATTCTCAGCCATTACACTTTCCTCATCTCTTCAGCAACCTTTTTGGCGTATAGTTCAAGCGGTACTCCTAATTTCTTAGCGATAGCTACTTGTGTCCGCGTTAATGTCACCTTCTTGGGCGACGTGCTCCGCGATGCGGGAGCGACCACATTAGATTTTCGCTTCTTAGTTTCTTGCTCTTCAGTTTGTTCGTCCTCTCCGAAATACTCCGAAAAGGTAGAACGCATACGAGAATTAATTTTCTCGTAGTATTCGTCACTACTAGGATCTACACCCTCTTTTACAATCTTATTGTGTACACCCATAGCGTATGCAGTCATTTCGTCGTCTTGACCAAACCAAGCGTTTTCTTTCGCCCATTTGTCAGCCTTCGCGTCAACTTGCACACTTTCTTGTCTTTGTACAGGATCTGGATCTTCTTGTAAAGGAATATCCACTTCTTCCAACTTAGCTAACTTCATCTTAGCATCTGTCAGTTTTTCCTGTGCAGCTAAAACTTTGTCGGCATCACCCGCATCGTATGCTTTTTTATAAGCATATTTTGCTACGTTTACGTCTTTTTCCGCCTCTTTCTTACCCTGCTCTATGAGAGCTTTATTGCTCTTAGCGGCTTTTTCTTGTAGCGTTTTGTTCTCATCCGCTAGTTGTTTAGCATAACGCTCAAGCTCTTGACGTTCACGTTCCGCAGACTCTTTTGCTCTGCGTTCATCGTGGTAGCCCTTACTAAAATGTTGAATACGTTTACGTACTTTTTCAGAATAGTTTTCTAACTCTTCTTCTGTAACGTCTTCAGGGGGAGCAGAAGCCTTACGATTACGGTCTGCTTTAGGAGTGTCATCTACAACTTCGACTTCGACTTCTTTTTCTTCCTTAGCTTCAACCTCTGGCTCTGGCTCTGGCTCTGGTTCTGGTTGTTTGCCCGATAGATCAATCTCTATGGCACCAGAATCTTCAATTTTAATTTTTTCATCTTTTTCCACGTCATCTGGAAACTCAAACTCAACTTTTTGAAAACCCATCTCTATCTCCTTACGCTCGTGTTACACCACGGGGATCGGGTACTACTGCCTCGATTGAATCGTCATTCATCAATCTAAACTCAGCACCACCTATTTTAAATCGCGTGCCAGAATTAGCACGGAACATTACATAATCACCTTGTTTACACCAAGGGCCATCAGGGAACCTGTCTTTATCTGAGTACGCTTCTGCACCCATATCAACGACAAGTCCAATAATAGACATAATGTGTTCAAGATTTTGTTCTTTTGCAGACTTAATAATCCCAGAATCACCATAAGTCTCCTCAACTTCAGGTAGAGCAATAAGCACTCTATACCCTACAGGCTTAGGGATTTGTTTATCTAGTTCTTCCGGACTTTCAGCTTCTTTAGGGACAATTTTTAAATCACTCATCATCATCCTCCAAATGTGTTTGCATTTCTGCAATAAAGTCTTTTGCAGATTTTAGACCTCGGATTACACCCACAGTTTCTTTGTATTGAGCGTAGTCTTTGGCATTACCTGCAGCAAGATAGTATTCAGTGTTTTTAACACCATCATCTATCTTCTCCATCAGCACGTCTAAGACGGTAGTAGCCATAAGTTATTCCTTACGTTGTTTGTTCATCGCATCGGACTGAGCCTTAAATAGGTCTAAGTCCAGTTTAGTGTTAGCGGTACGTCTATCTGCCGCCAGTTTCGCACCCGCTTTCTGGGCATCAATCTCCAACTCCTGTCTATCAAGCTCCAGTTGTTGTTGGTCGATTTGGGCATCCATTTGATCTTTTTGGGCTTTACGTTGTACTTCCGCCTGTTTGATCTGTGCTTCAAGCTGGTCTTTCTGCGCTTTGAGTTGCACTTCTTGCGCTTTAAGTTGCATCTCTTGTTGCTTGAGTTGGATGATAGGATCTTTAGCTTGTTGTTGCGCTTGCATAGCTGCTGCCTGTTGCTTGTTCTGCGCAGTAACTTGTTCTCCTGCTGCTGCAGCCAAGCGTGACATTTCGACTTCCATTTCTGGTGGTAGTTCTTCGTTTGGATACGGTAGTGCCGCACCAATCTTCTTCTCTACTTCAGCTCTGTATCTAAACGCAACGTGCTCCGCAATGTGTGCTTGTAAGGCTTGTATAATGCCTTTAGCTTGCGGGTTTTTACCTAGTCCTTGTTGAACTTTAGGGTCTTCCAAGAACTGTGTGTGAGCCGCTATATGGGCTTCGTGGTCTTGTGATATAAACGCTTTTATGGGGGTACCTGCTAGCGCGTTTATATTCTCGCTGATCGGGTCTGTTAGTTTTACATCGTCTTTCGTAGGGACTAACTTCTCCGCGTTTTTCACACCCAACACCTCAATCATCTGACGGTGTAACTGGGGTAGGTTATAAATCTGTGGAGCTTGCTGTGACATCTGCAATACAGTCTGATACTGGACTACACGCTGTGCCATAGTCGTACTATTAGGGTCACTTACTGGTATCACCTCGACCATCTCATAGTCAGATCTGATAGCCGTTACTTCGCCTCTATGTGGCTCATACTCATACTTCTCCGGTGCATACTCTGCCATGATCTCTTTGAGCATACGGAACTCTAACTTCATAGCAAAATGCACACGCGCTTGTACGGCAGCCATAGGCTTCAATGCACGTTCTAATAAAGCTAGTGTAGTACCTACTGGCGCGTTTGCAGACATATCAGATACATCCATATCAGCAATAGCGCCTAGTCTACGGCCTTCTGTAGTAATCTGATTAAGTAATGCTAGTAAAGTCTGGCTGGGCTCTTTATATGGTAGCGGCATAATGTTGTCACGTATGCTACCTGATGGTACATCTACATCTTTAAACTCACCCGGCTCGATAGGCTCATCATCACCTTTAATGCGTAAACCACGTGATTTTAGACCCCCCGGAAGGTTAGATAGCGTACCAGCGTCCACCAATTGCCGTATAAGCGACGTTCCAGCTTTAGCGTACCCACCTATTATATGTATCAGTCCAAGGCCGTAGAAGCCAAATCCGGGCACGTATGAGTAATGTACGAAGTGTTGGCGCTTACGTTCTAACTCATCATCTTCTTCGTAGTTACGTCTAATAGATAGCAATTCACCTGTACTACGCTCTATAGTAACTACGTATGGTTTAGCTAGATCTTCTTCGCCATCAATGCCTTCAATGACTAGGTTTGCGTGAATCTCATATAAGGTATAGCGGTCATCACTAGTTAGTTGATACCCACCTTCTTCAGCTTTACGTTCTTCAATATCACTGTGATATGGTGCTGGGTCGTCCATGTCTACATCAGCGTAGAAACCATTAGCTTGTAGTCTACGCACTTCATTCTTAGTCTTACGCATTACATGAGTAACACGTTCTGCTGACTCTATATTAGACGCTCCATAAGGCACTATAACGTCTTCTGCAGGCACAAATATAGCGCACTGACGATCTAGGGTAGGGTCAAAGTAAACCTTCTTAAACGCCGATCCTGCAAGTCCTAGGCTATATAGTAGACGCTCGTGTTCAGGGCGATACTCTACCATGTTGTCAGTAAGCTGATAGTTCATGTCTATACGTACACGTTCACCTGCTTCTTCTTTTTCTTTTGTCTCACTACCTAAGATTTTTATCTTTACAGGGCCTTGTGCAGGAAATGTCTCTGACATAGCTTCAGCTTGGAACCTAATAGCTGCTTCTGCTAATACAGTAGAGTGTACCCCGCAAGCTCCTTCCCACGGTGAGGTACGCTCCTCATACTTAAATCCAAGGATGTCCAGTCCTTTTACATAAGTATCAGCCCAGTCCTTACGGCTCTGTATATCTGATTCTACCAGACCCATCAATTCGTCTAGTAGTATATTCTTTTCTCGGTCGTCTAGATCGTCTACTAAGTTAGCATCAAACTCTGATTCTTCTTCGTCATCCCCCGGCATAAGGATTACTTCTGCGCTGCCGTCATCTAGGATAACCGCTTCTGGGTTTATAACTTCTATTTCTAGTTCTCCACCTGTTAGGTTTTCACCTTCAGGAGCCTCGGTCATCAAACTTTTCTCAACAGCCATCTCTTAACCTCTAATAATATCCGACACTTCGTCTTTGGAAGTATTTAGTTTCTTCTGGCTCATCTGAAGGTAGCCGTATAAATCCGCCCTGCCTAAACCGCATAAGCGCCATGATTGTAGAATCCACCAAGTCA